CAACCGCCGACTCCTTCGCAATGAAGGAGTTGTCTGCATGAAATCCCGTACCAAACTGATCGTCCTGTCCCTCTCGCTGGCCTTCGTGCTTGCGGGTTGTTCCGCGTCCGCGTTGCGTGACAGCGCCACCCGTGTTGAAGACGGGGCCGAGCGTGTCCGAGAGGTCGCCACCCAAGTCGAACAAGGCAAGGCAACCCACGCCGACCTGATCGACGCGATCCGCTCGTATGTACCCGCGTCGTTGCAGGACGAGGTAGACGAGGCGTTTGTCGTGGCAGACAACGCACCCGATGCGGCCCGCGAGATCGCCGACATCATGGACGACCTCGCCGTTCAGTGGCGGCTCCAAGCCGAGAAGGGCGAGAGTGACGCGAGCAACGCGATCAACGGCGGGCTCAGTATTCTCGCCGCGATCCTGGGCGGCGGCACTACGGCGGGCATCGCCGGTACGATTCTCGGATTGTTCCGAGGCCGCAAGCAAGGCGCGGAGTTCGTAACGCTGGGCGTTCAGCGTGCAGCCGACACCGACCCGGCATTCAAAGACGCGATCCGAATGGGCGCGGCGGGCGAGACACTTGGGCGACACTTCGCCAGTGCCCCGACCTCGATCCAGAAGGCCGTTGCCAAGAACAAAGTTTAACAGACCCTTCCTTTCGCCTCGTCCCGTGTCAAAGCGGGGCGGGGTTTTTTTACAAGGTGTGTGATGATGGCATGGATCGAGACATTCAACCGCGTGCGTCCGATGATCGCTTTCGGCACCGCGATCGTATCAACCGGCATCGGCGCAACATGGTTTCTTTCGGCTCAACTTGCCCGCTACGAATCCCGGCTCGACTCGGTTGAAGCGAAGATCGTGGAGGATCGCTACACCCTGACAATGGCGAGCGAGAAGGCGCTACGCACCGCGATCGAGAATCCCGGCATGCGCGTTCCCGATCCGAGAGAACCGAGCAAGATCATCGTGGTTGAGGTAAAGAAGCCATGAAACTCCTACTCGCCATGCCCGGCAACAAAGACCGCCTCGAACTGCAAGAATCGTTCTGGCAGCGCGGCATCGTTGACGCTGGGCTTGAGTCGCGCACCGAGTTGTGCTTCCAGGCCAACGGCAAGTGGGGTGAGACATACCCCGATGAACTGCTCGCCGACCTAACCCCCGACCACATCGCCCTTGAGCAGTACCACCACACGCGGGTACGTCTCGACGACGGGTTCCAGCCCAAACCGTACGCCTATTGCTTGATGGACTACGAACCGGACAAGACCATCGAGGGCCAGCGATCCACATGGCTCGGCGACAAACTCTCAGACGGATACCACGACGCGGACAACGAAGTGCTGGCGCAGATCAGGCGGGGCATACAGGAAGCGACCGACGGCCTGCCGCTCGGCGCGTACCGAACTCCGGTCATGCCCAAGCGTGCGATCATCAGCGCCGACAAGCAACGCATCGCAACCGCCGACCCCTTCGCCGAGTCGCTTGATTGGCACTGGTTTCATTGCTACCCGCAGGGCGAACTCCGCATCAGCAACACCCAGGCATACGGGCGGCAACTCGAATCGCACTTCCGTGTGCTGTCCAAGTACGGCAAGCGGGTCATCCCCTGGCTCTGGCCGTCCTACCGGCTCGACGAACACGAGGCCGAGATGTATGTGCGATGGACGCTTCCCATTCTCTCGCGTCTACCCGGCATCGACACCATCGGCGTTTGGGTTGACCTCAACTCACCACCGCACGCAGAGACACAGACCAAGAACATGCAAGCGATCGCGCCGCGACTGCTCGAACTCATGGAGGCCGCGTAATGGCAGAGACATACACCTTCCGGCGCGCGCGCCTCACCGCCAAGAATGTTCTCACGATCGTTTGGGATGCGGGCTCTGCGCGTTCGGGCGTGCCCACCGTTGACCCCAGCAAGTTCGACATCACCGCGTCAGGCGGTGCAGTTGGCACAACCGCAACGACGGGTATGCAACTGCTCTCGTATGCGGGCCTCGCATCGAGCAGTCTACTCGCCGCGTTCCTTCCGCCCGCGTACACCTCGATTGACGACGGCGTATCAAATCACCTGATCCAACGCATCCTTCTCGACCGCACCATCGAGGGCGATGAGACCGTCACGATCGACCTGACCGCAGGATTCAACAGCGACGACACCAACACAAGCGAGGCGTTGACCGATCAGGCGGTTGAAGTCCTCACCTTCTGCGATTCCAACGGCGAGATTCAGCCGACCTACCTGCAACGCACAGGCAGCGGTGGGCGTGCGAGCGTGGAGCCGGACACCCTCTCTCCTGTGCTCCGCATCAAGGCATCAGACCTGTCGGGTGTGGGTGACGGGGGCACAGCCGGTGCGACCTTCACAGCCAGCACGGGCGGCACCATCACGGTCACTGGTACGGTGACATACTACGACGACATTGTGAGTTCACTGAGTCTCAACGGCTCGGCTGGGTGTGCGGGCCTGCTCATCGACTCAGCCGCCAAACTCACAAGCACGGTGGCGATGGGGTCGAGTACGCAAAACTTCACGGTCATCGCCGTGTATGCCTGTGAGAGTTCGAGCAGTTCGTTCAACACCAACGGTGCTCACTGTTCATTCGCGTGGCAGGGCGGCACCCGTCGCCGCATCAAGCCGACCAAAGCCGGTGCCAACTTCGATGACGGCGGGCGGTACTCGTCAACGGCATCCAATCCAACCAAGCGTGTGTACATCGGCGGCGGCACCTACGACCACAACGGCGGGGCCGGACGCATCCAGCGTATCGGTGCGGGCGGCATGACCTATTGGGACGAAGCGGAGACCACCGCTCAGGATCACACCGATGTCATCGAACTCGACCCAACATCATCAGGCGATGTCTACCTCACTGAGTTGCTTGTGTACGACAGCAAGCTCACCCAACGACAGATATACGAACTGTGTTCAACGCTTGAGGAAGATCACAGTCTCCAGAACCGAATCATTTACATCGACCCCACCAGCGGTGACGACACGAACTCAGGTCTGACCACCGCCGCACCGCAGAAGTCGATCCCGTTCGGCGGCGGCTTCGACCACTTCCCATACGGAGCGGGCGACGTGGCCCTGTTCAAGTACGGCGAGGAATACGCCAACGATGCGTTCTACACAGGCACAGCTGCAGGCGATGCGTCATTCGCGTTCTCGTCACGCTACCCCTGTGTCATCGGTGCCTATGGCACACGCTCAGACGGTCGGTTCAAACTCGCAGGCAGGGCGGCGAGCGATGCATATGTGCAGAATGAAACGGGCAACCCATACGCACTGATCTTTGGCATTGATGTCGACTACGAACGCCGCAACCCGCAGCACGCCACCGAGTGGGACGGGTTCACCACAACCGAAACCGAGAGCAGTATTGTCGGGTTTGAGATGGACTATCAACCATCCAACGCCGATGAGTATTTCGACGGCGACGACGATCCGGCATTCCACGCGGTCATCGACTGTGCGGCGCAGCACGTTGTCAAGGGTATCACCGACGATACGGGTGCCTGTGACGAAGAACGATGGTTCGTGAGTCAAGGCAACCTGTTCCACCACACATGGTACGGACGGTCATCGAGTGATACGGGTGTCCGTGCGGTCGGTGTGTTCATGGCGAGTTCGTCCATCTACACCCAGACCGAGAACGTGTTCAGTCTGTGCGGGTGGAGTCCATACGTTGCCAGCATCGGCGATTGGGCGAGCGGCGCTCAGACCTTCACAGCCGAAGCCGTCGCAACCTACGCCGCAGGCACCGACGACACGACGATCACACTCACAGGGGCGTTCGCCAACTTCCTCTACGGTGGCACGACGGTCGGCCCCCTGCTCGTCACGCTCAAGCGTACCAGTGACGCAACCGAGTACACGGTACAGATCAAGTCCAAGACATCGGACAACGAGATCGTCGTCGAGGGCAACCCGTTCTCACTCGCCGATACCGCATCTGTATCAGATTGTCTGTGTCACGGCGGCAGCCCGGCAGCCGAGGCCGGTGTCAATCACGGTGCGTACATCAGCAACACCGAGATGCGAGCCGGTACGCTCAACATGGAAAACCTGTACCTGCGTTGCGCGGATCACGGGTTCCAGCAGCGAGGCGGCGGCTGGGCGGTCAACAATATCATGGTTGACTGTGCGATCGGCGGCTATGTGTCAGGCGATTCGGTGTCCGTGCTTCAGGGCAACACGGTCATCGGCGGCAAGCGAACACGAAGCATCTCGTCACTCTCCGGCCCGCGTGCCTGGGGTGTGTCGGCGGCAACGAGTTCGAGCACGCCGTACCTCATCGAGGTGCGCAACAACCTGATTCTGATTGACCCGTTCGGAGAGTATTCATCCTACGAAGACACGGTGTCAGGCACCAGCTACGCGATTGATGTGTACAAGAACGACGCGGCCCAGGTCGTCAACGTCATCGCCAACACGGTGTACGGGTACGGCGGCAAGGGCATCAAGAAAAGCGGAACGACCGCATACGACTCGGACGATACCGTTGAGTTCAACATCATCGTCCAGCCCAGCACCGACGTTGACGCGGTTACAGGCACCGTGCTCGTGGACATCGACATGGAACTCGCCGACTGGAACTACAACATTTACTACCACCCCGGCGGCTCAAGCGAAAGCCGGTTCGACGACACCAACCAAACGTTCAGTGGGTGGCAAACACTTTCGAGCAGCACGGGCGAGCAGTTCAAACTCCCGACCTTTGAGAACGCCGGGGCAGACATCGCCGAATACTACGGCACGCTCGGCGGTGGCTCGGACGATCAGGCGGCGTACATCACGGCGGTACTCGCAGCCAACAACAACGGCGACATGAGCGAGTTGACCGCAGCCGAATCGCTGAACTGGTTGAGGTTGCAGTACCAGCCGACCGACCTGACAGCGGCCAGCGACGGCGACGGCACAGACGCGCCCGGTGCGGTGCTGCTCATGGAAGACGTGCCGACCATCAGCAACGTCACGCCAGCCGACAACTCGTCGGGCGTGCTCGACACGCAAACGCTGAGCATTCAGTTCAGCGAAACCATCGCGTACAACACGGGGTCAGCACTGATCGAGGTGTATCAAGGTGGTATGCAGGTCGCATCAGCGGCGGTGAACAGCGGCACGATCAACGTGAGCGACAAGACGCAGTATTCAATCACGGGTTTGCTGTCGGGCCTGCTCGGTGCCGTGTCGGTTCGGATCAGTGCAAGCGCGTTCAAGTCGCTCGTCACCGGCTTGCCGTTCGACGGCATCACCGACGACACGACTTGGAACTTCACGATCGGCAATCTGTCAGGGAACCGTTCGAGGAATCGAGACGGGACAAGATCAAGATGAAACCAGTGGGATTCTATGGACAAGAAGCAGGCGTTAGCAATGACTAAGTTGAAAGATAAAAGCAGCGATAAAACAGCGGCTATGGCGGTGGAAACCGTGCCGGTGGATTCGCTGCACCTTGACCCCGCCAATGTACGCAAGCACGACGAGCGAAACATCGACTCGATCCGCGCGTCGTTGTCTCGGTTTGGGCAACAGCACCCCATCATCGTCAGCCCCGAAGGCGTGGTCATCGCGGGCAACGGGCGGCTCCAGGCGATGCGATCGCTGGGGTGGAAGGAGTGCCGCGTAGTGCGTACCGACCTCAAAGGGCCTGAGGCGGTCGCGTTTGCGATCGCGGACAACCGGACGGCTGAACTTGCCGAGTGGGACGACGACGCACTAGCGCAAACCCTGGCGGCGTTGCAGAACGATGAGAGCATCGACCACCTCGCGGCGGGGTTCACGGATGACGAGATACAGAAGATCATCGACGAGTCACTCGGCTCGCCAGAGGTCGTGGAGGACGAGATACCCGAACCGCCCGCCGACCCGATCACGAAGCCGAGCGACCTTTGGCGGTTGGGTGAGCATCGCCTGTTGTGTGGGGACTCGACGAAGGCAGAGGATGTTGAGCGGGTGATGGGTGGGGAGAAGGCGGCAGCGGTCATGAGTGACCCGCCTTATGGCGTGGATTATGTTGGCAAGACGAAGGATGCGTTGGTTGTTCACAACGACGGGGCGGACGGGTTGGCCGATCTTCTCGACAGGTCGCTTGGCAATGCATTTGAGCACTGCCTTCCGGGCGGGGCGTGGTACATCGCGGCCCCGCCGGGGCCGCCGTTCGCCGACTTTGCCACAGCGCTTGGTTCCAGAGGGATATGGAGACAGACCATTGTTTGGGTCAAAGACTCGATGGTTCTCGGCAGGTCAGACTACCACTATCGACACGAAGCGGTCTTCTACGGATGGAAGCCGGGAGCGGCACACAAGGAACTTCCCGATCGGAAGCAGACAACGGTGTGGGAGATTCCAAGACCAAAGGCAAGCCGCGAACACCCAACCATGAAGCCGGTGGCGATCTACGAAAGGATGATAAATAACAGCACATCGGTCGGCAGTCTCATCCTCGACCCCTTCCTCGGCTCCGGCACCACCCTCATCGCCGCCGAGCAACTTGGCCGCAAGTGCTACGGCATCGAGATCAGCCCCGCATACTGCGATGTCATCGTTGAGCGGTGGGAAAAACTGACAGGCAAGAAGGCGGAGCGAGATGCCCAATGAGGACAACATCAGGGCGCACCGATTCAAGCCGGGTCAATCCGGCAACCCCAAAGGCAGGCCGAAGGGGTCGTCGATCACTCCGCGCCTCAAGCGGATCGTTGAAGAAAACGACGGCGAGATCGCGGATGCTCTGGTCAAGTCTGCAATCAAGAACGCGCTCAAGGGCGACTTCCGATTCTGGAACGCGATCATGGAGCGGGTCGAGGGCAAGGTTGCCGATCGCATTCAGCATTCTGGCGATGACGGCGGGCCTATCCAAATCAATGTCATACGCGGCGTTGACCCACGAAAGCGGGGCGACGATGAATCTTGAACTGATCCCGACCCAGTTTGATTTCGTGTTCGATGATTCGCCCTGGGTTCTCGGCTACGGCGGTCGCGGATCGACCAAGACGACGGGCTTGTGTGCGGGCGCGTACTTCCGTGCGTGCAGGCCGGGCGCGGTGGAGTTCATGTGCCGCCAGAAGTTGGTTGACTTCCGATCGACGACGTTGGTGAATCTGCTCGAAGGCGTGGGCGGCTTCCCGCCTGTCATCCCGCCGGGCACCTACGACCACAACCAAGCGACCAAGACCATACGCATACACAACGGCGGGAAGATCATCTACAACGGCCTCGATCAAGGTGACGCGGGCCGCACGATGGGGTCGACGGGTAAGGGGTCATCGCTCAACGTCAGCGGGGCACACTTCGATGAGTGCGCGGAGATGGAGAAGGCGGCGGTGTTCCAGGTCTGCATGGGCGTTCGCGTTCATGTGCCGGGTATGAACCTCACCCGCAAGTTCGTCTGCAACCCCGGCTTGCCGAGCAGTTGGGTCGCCGAGGATTGGGGGCTGGCGCTCGACTACAAACCCAAGCCGGGCCGCGTGTCGTACCACCTTGACCCGCGAGACAACTGGCACCTGCCCGACGAGTTCATCGCCGAACTTGAGGGGTTGGACGGGATCGCCCGCGAGCGATACCTTGAAGGCAAATGGGTCGGCTCAGACGGCATGGTGTTCGACCGCTTCATGCGGACGGTTCATGTGCGTGACTACGCGAAGCAATGGAAGAAGCAACTCATCGGCGTTGACGACGGGTACACCGATCCGTTCGTGGTGCTCGATATCCGGTGCGACCATGACGGGCGGTACCACATCGCCCGCGAGGTCTACGAAACCAAGCTGGTGCAGACCGAGAAGATCGACCGCGTGAAGGCGCTATGGGACGGCGAGAGCGATGTCTATGTCGATTCGGCTGAGCCCGACCTGATCGAGTCGATGCGTCGTGCGGGCATCAGGGCGTACCCAGCGGACAAGGGCCAGGGTTCGATCAACTACGGCATCAACGTCGTGCAAACGCTCCTGAGCCAACGTGACGACGGTGAGCCAGCCCTGACGGTTGACCCCAACTGCACGAACATGATTCGGGAGTTTGAATCATACGAATGGGAGCCGGGCAAGGATCGGCCCCGCGACCGAGACAACCACACAACCGACGCGCTGCGATATGCGTTGCGTGCCGACGTTGACGAGCGCGGCCTTCGCGTCATGGGCAGCGACCCCGAAGCCAAGCAAGAGTCGGTGCCGGTCGGCAACTACTTCGATGAACAACGGAAAAACCCGGATTGGGGATTTGAGTAATGGGCATACTGAAACGCAAAGCCGCACCCAAGCAACGGCAGATTGTCGATCAGCCCTGGGTCGATCAGACGATCACCCAGCGCGAAAAACTCAAGACGCACTACTCCCGCAATCCAGAGATTGAGGAGTATCTACAGCACGCTCTAGGTGTCGCCCACAACTGCGCGGCACTCAACGCGACCGTCTGCACGGCGGGCGTTCTTCGCCTGTACAAGCGGGCAGGGGCACGCACGACGACACGCGGCGGTCAGGTGTTCGGCTCCAAGTCGATCGAGGCCAAGCGGATGAAACGCGGGCGGTACGGTCAGAAGCTGGCCGACTTCACCAACGGCGGTGCAGAGATGCAAGAGGTCGTCGATCACCCGATTCTCGACCTCATCAGCAAGCCAAATCCGATGTTCCCGGGCGAGTCGTTGACATGGCTGCGTTGGTACTTTGATTGGGTGTGCGGCAACGCCTATGACAAGGTGATGTTTCAGGGGTCGACCCCGGTGCAGCTCTCACCGTTGTACGCTCAGTTTGTCCGCGTCACGGTCAGCGACGGCGGCGAGGTCGGGTACTTCTACGGGAGGTCAAACGAGCAATGGGGACAGTACACACCAGACGAGGTGATTCACTACAAGCTCCGACCGTCCTTGTACTCGCCCCTGTACGGCATGGGTGCGATGCACGGGATTCTGCCTTATGTCGATCTGATTACCGATACGTTGGTTCACGACGTTTCGCTCGCCAAGAACGGGATGCGCCCCGACTTCATGATGAGCGTGCCCGAAATGACCACCGATGCGCAGGTCGAGAAGTTTGAGAAGCGGTTCGCGTCCAAGTTCCGGGGCGCGGCCAACTGGCACAAGGGGCTGTTCGTCAAG